TGTAAGCTCATAATAGTTTCATTAACATTTAAACAGAGCATAATACCGACTAAAATGCTTTGAATGGGTGCGGCACAGAAAAACCGCGAGTCTTTCCCATTTGGTCGTATATCATTCGGTTTACAAGTAGATTCAGCATAAGGAGGATGCTGTAAAAACTGCTCATAAATTATTTGGGCTGGATCACCTAAAGCAGCTAAGCCTGCTAAGACTTGCCCTTTAGTTGGTCCATATATACGATTATATGGAGCTCCGGATGCTTTATTCTTGTCTAAGTATTGTACCGCCTCTTGAGGCGTTAATACCTTACAATTATTAAATGCAAATCCGTAATATCGATCCATCCATCGGAACAATTCTACAAATTCTTCACAAGAAATAACTGAATAACTATGATCGTATTTAAGAGCACCATTATACAAAGATATTATGTCCACTGGTGCAGGAGAAAAATTATGAGCTGATGGACATAATTCTATATAATGGAGTTTAGAGCGGGGTAGGGGTCGCCCGGTATGCAATTGTAGCATGCACGGGCGTAGCATCTGGAGTCTTGTCTTTCTTAGAAATATCAGGCTTTTTCCGCTCTTTGTTCTGAGGTCTATTCCCATCAGGTTTGGAGGTACTAGCTTTGGGTACAATGGATGCTTGTCGGTCACGAAAAAATTTTAATACCGGTGAAAAAGATAATGCCGTATTCGGTTCATCAATTCCACCTCCAGCACAGTGCATGGCTACAGCACCTGCTGATTGTACTACCAAAGCTCCTGAGACTCCTTCAGTTGTACTAATCGAATGTTTTACAACTGGATCCTCTAAAGAAGTAACAGCTCCTGTCGAAAATTCTTTAGAATCAGAACGATAGATCATAGCCGGCATAGATTCTTTAGGATCATGTATACTCTTAACCTTCAAAGATGAACAGTTAGGTAATACTACATGATATAATGCAAAATCATCTAAATCAGTCTTAATGGCAATCTCATTAATGTTCGGTATATCATAAGTTTGACCTTGATATATGAACTTAAACGATTCAAGACCATTCACAACGTGATGTAGAGTCACAATACAATCTTCTATGCGTGTCGCATGGCCCAAATGCTGTCCACCAGAATCAGTTATTACTCCTTGATACTTAATCATATCTTTATGAATAGTATCAGTTGTGATAATGGATTCTAGTTTTTGTTCAGTCCCTGCTGCTGTCCATGCTTTCATTCCAGATGCTACTTCTAACTTCTTGATCGAGGGAGGTGGTAACCGCACTAATGCATTAGGATGTTTAGGCGGTTTCTCTAAGACGGAAGATGGCAAAGCTTCATATCGATGTAATTGTCTTTTAACAGCGGCAAATACACCTTTACATTGATCGTAATTATCAAAATCATACTGATCTTGAATATCACTAAATAACTCAATGTCGCCCTGCATATCCATGTACCTATCGAACTTCCTTTCTTTTTCTTCCATCTCATCTGCCCAACTACTAACTACGGGCGCATCATATACATCATCATCATTATCCTGTGCGTAGAACTTAGCTTTTTGACCTATTATAAAGTCATTAGCTATTCGATTCGCTTTAATCATCTCAACTTCATTAGCGGTCAAGTTTGTATCAGAATCTTCAGGATAATAAGGTATATGTCTCTTTCGACGTCTCCCTTCAGGTTTTACCACTTTCGACGTACTAGGTTTCAGTGGTGGGATAGGAGTTGGCACTGCTAACGGTATAGGTATAGCCAATACCTCCTTACCCTTGTCTTTAGCATATCCGATTCCACTATGTTCCAGCATTTCTTTCACTTTAGGCTCAGGTACATAAGTCTCTTCTGTCAATGTCTCCCCTTGTACCAACTCATTATGAGCTGTTACAAACTTCGACACTTTACTTTCAAAGAGAGTTGTTGGATAAAAGGCATCTTTAACTCCAAATACTAATGATCTCATTATTGAAAAAGCACGTTGCCCAGACAAGTACCATTGAACTATTAAATAACTACCATAGTAGACTAACCTATAGAAAAGATTAGCTCCACTAAGGACTAAGAAAATAGTAACCAATG